TGAGGTCTGGAACTTCAGTAGGCATGCTCTCAACCGGAGCCATCATGTCCATATTGAAGAGCTCTTGAGGAGAAAAGAGCTCTGCCATGTCCGCAGCAGTAGAAGCTGCCTTAACTCCAGGTTCCATAACTTCCATGACGTCGTCTGGAACACTGAAGAACCCTGCTGATTTTTTCCCTGTTCCTGTCACAGAACTGGCTGCATCGAACATGTCAGCGACACCACTTGCTGCCAGCCCGGAGTAGGCAGAAATCGCATCACCAGCCATCCCAGACGTAGCTTCTTCAGCTTTCCTTTCAGCGTCTTTGATGTCTGGAATTCCATCCATGAACTCTGCAATTCTCTTGGCAGCCTCACTACTTCCCTTCAATGCAGAATCTTTAAGGTCAAACGCTTTTTCTACTTTCTTCTTCTTGTCTTCAAGTTCTTCCACAAACTCTTCGCTGCCATGTGCCGCATCTTTCTTCATTTCTCCCCAGACGGGCTTAGCAGCATCTACAAGTTTCTTGGCTTCGGGAACAGCGTTTTCTGCGGCCTTGTTTTTGAACTTGTTGTAAGCTCCAGCAACCTTTTCTTGTTGAGCAGCAACTTCTGCTGTCAAAGCCTTTTCAGTGTCAGAAATCTGACGCTTGCTGATGTCTTTCAGTTCTGGAACTCTTGCAACAAATCCTTCTGTTAGTGGGGTCCAGATGTCCGCAAGATTCGTAGTTCCAGCAATCAATCCTGGAAGACTCTTCATCATAGAGATGATGTTCTTGATCAAGTTGTTGAAGACTGTCCAAGACATGTCTCCAAAGTTCAACATCCCAGTTTCCATCTCTTCAAATGCGTTGCTGACTGCTCCTGCCATTTGGCCGTAAAACATGAAGATAACTTGATCAACAAACTGCGTAGCGTAGAGCCTCATGTTCAGCATGGCAAGCTGCCACACCAACTCCATGTTGAGCCAAGTGAACTCCATCATCTTAAACAGTTCAGCGGTCAGTTCACTCACATCATTCCACGTCATTCCAAAGTAGTTAAGGATTGACGTAGTCGCCCACGAGACCCAGTTGACTATACGAGTGACTGCCCAGATGAAGGTGTCTGCCAGATCACTGGCAACAACCATCACAAGGCTCATGAAAGAATTCCACATCGGTGAAACCCATGCCCAGAAGGCGAGTAGTGTTCCCCAGATTGTCATGGCGGCTTGTTCAATTCCTCCCATCCAATCAATAGACCTCTTGATGATCATTCCAAAGAATGTGATCAATGGAATAATCAGCAGGAAGGTCGCAGTGACCCAAACAACGACTCCACCAAGGGATGCCATCGCTGTCAAGATAGATCCAATGAATCCCATGAAAGTTGCAATACCTGTGATCAGATATCCAACCAAGGACACAAACACAGAGATCCCAACAAGAATCGGACCAAGGGCAGCCACCACCAATGCGATGTTCATCGCAAGTTTCTTGTTTTGATCACTCCAAGAAGCAACCCACGCCATCCCTTCTCGGATCTTTGCCATAGCAAAGATTACGTACGGAGCCAACATTCTGCCGACAGAGATTGCAGCAACTTCCACAGCGTTCTTGAACATACGAAGCTGGTTGGAAAAAGACCCCATCATGGTCTTAGCCATTTCAGCCGTAGTTCCAGTCTTCTTGAACTGCTCTTCCAATTCCCGCATCTTCTTAGAAAGACCAAGTAGTGGAGTGATGGATTTCTGCGACAGTTGTTCAATTCCCAAAGCCTCAAGAAGTGCAACACCTCCAGGACCAGTGAGGCTTCCCAACTTGTCTTCAATCATTCCGATCGCTTGACCGAAGTCAACGAACTGCCCAGTGGATTTATCGATCAGGTCAATTCCATACTTCTGCCAAACCTCTTTGTTTTTCATGAACGTACCGGTCATCAACCGCAACGCTCGGCCGACAGTATGCCCGGCATTTTCTGCCTTCTTACCAGCATCGGCAAACGTAGCCAGAGCGGCACCGAGGCCCTCAATGCTCATACCATACTGATGCGCAGCAGCAGCAGAGTCGGATGCCATAGACCGGGCAATTTCACCCACACTGGCGGTAGAACTAGAGGCAGCAGCAACAACAACATCCGACATCCGAACCAAGTTGTTCGCCATGATCAACGGATCATCAGACGCAGCCTTAAACGAATACAGCGATGTCAACAACGCTTGTGTTGCATCCTCCATATTCATTTCTGCGGCAGTAGCAAACTGACTCATGATCCCAACAGTCTCAAGGGACTGAGCAACCCCCATACCGCTTTGGGACATCAGCTTGAAAGCATCCATCGTTTCTGTAGCACCGAACGGACTCTCTCCGCTGGTTGCATTCGCCATAGCTGCATTTTCAAGAACAGCCATGTTCTTCTGTGTGCCCTCTTTCGGTCCCAAGAATGCTTTAGTCTTGGTGAGGGATTCATCAAACTGAGCAAAGGCTTTGACAGACGCCGCCCCCAAAAGAGCCAGTGGGGTGCTGATGTACACCGACATCATCTTACCAGCAGAACGGATGTTCTTACCGGCAAGAATCCAGTGATTACCGAATGTCCGTACGCTGGCAATCGCAGTCTGCATTCCAACAATAGTGGAGCGAACAAACTGAGAAACTTGATGAGCAGTCGCTGCCACAGCCTGTTTCAGCATGTTCCATGCCGAAATGACACTTGTTCTGATCACAGACCCCATTGTTGACAGGGCTGTGATTACTGGAGCCAAGCTGGCCTTGATCAAAGCTAGATTGATTCTGGCAACTGATCCCATTGCTCCAAACAGAGTTTTTTGACTCCGCAGATTTGTAGCCAGCGACCTAAGGATCGGCATGATAGCAGTGTAGTGAACTCCTGTCTTAGCCAATGCTGTTCCAAGCATCTTTAGAGAGGACAGTCCACTAGAAACAATACTCTGGCGGAAGATTCTTCCAGCAACAGACGCACTGATCCTAAACAACTGAAGGTCCTTAGAAAATTGCTGGAACGCATAAGCACTTCCAGTCTTCATCGTGGCCCAGAGGTCAGCATACGCTTGCTTCGTGTAAGAAATGTTCTTTCTAAACTCCGCCGTAGCGTATGCCGCACCCTTAGAAAGCAGTTGGAAAGTCTCTGTATAAGCCTTCTTGACGTTGGAAGACAGACTGTTCATGTACGAACTTGTCTGTGCAACTTGTTTCTTGACCTCATCACCGATCTTTTGAACAGTCGCAAAATACTGTTCGGCTTCGGCCTTGATCTGGATGATGATGGGGCTAAGATTCATTGCTGCTTCCTCGGCTTGAGTCCAACCAGTCTAGACTTCCAAATTGCCTTGGCTCTCTGACTGTACTCTTCAACAGTTTCGTGTTTCTTCTCTGCTGGAAGATCCATCTTAAGAATCATGTCTTTGATCTTAATCCTAGATGGAGTCTTAGCCACACTTCTTCTGACTTCTGTGGCAATCTGAGCAGCGTACAGGTCTGCGCGGGAAGGCTGGTTTAGTTCCAACTCTAGAGCCAGCTTATAATCGAGATAATCCCCGTAGGTGAGCCTCTTGCGAAGATCTCCTACGAGGATACCCCATCTCAATGAGAGTTGAAACAGTGTCCAGTCCCGCTTTACTCGTTTTTTCGTTCTTCCTTTGCTCCAGCCAACTTAGCCTTCTTTTCGGTCAACTCTTCGATGCGCTTGTCAATGGCTTCAACACTCTCATCTTCGGTGATGTGACTGATCTCTTTCAGCTTCTTGATCAGAGCCTCCGTTGTCTTGGAAGACAACAGCTTGACAAAGGCATCCCCACACGGCTGTTCTTTGCCGACTGGAAACAAGCATCGACCCAGCAGTACCGCTTCGGCTTCTGCGGTACGTCCAAGAGAAACTACGCTGGTCCCTTCCATCTTCATTTGGGAAGCGATGAAGTTCTTCCACGAGTACACATCAGAAGACAGAGCTTCTTTCAGCACATAGTCACCAGATGGCAACTTGACCTGAACTGTCTTGCGGTCCTCGGAAAAGTCCATCACTTCAACTGCTGACGTCTGCGACACGTTACTTTCCTTTCAGGAGGAATTATGGAACCACACCAGATCACGTTCCGGTGTGAAGCTCGTCGTAGGCGAAGTCTTCTTCTGCACCAGTGCTCGGATCCGTATTGGTCGGAACAATGGTAGCAGTCATTTCGGGTTGTTCACCTTCGGTGTTTTCCGAAGGGTCCACATTCTTGAGGAACCCAAAGAAGCTGAGCCGGTCACCGTTGGGGTAGTGAACCGTGACTGTCGTTTCAACATTGATCAGAGCCAGCAATTGAGGCATGACACGAGGGTCATACGCACAGGTCAATTGCATCTCTGTCATGGTCTGCAACGACCGAGGAGCAAACGTCCTCAAAGTCGTGTTGTGCATCGTGGTGATGTCAATTGCATCACCCCCGTCCAAACCTGGAGGTTGAACGGTCTTTTCCCACAACGAGACATCCGGGTCAGCAGCAAAGGCAATCTTTGTGCTGTACCCATCCTTCAACATCTTTCCACCGGGAGTGGACCGTGCTGTGTGTGTAGGGGCGGCCATACTATCCTTCCTGATCTATTGAGACTGTGAAATTTGCAACGAATCGGTCACGCTTAGTTACCGAATCTTCTTTCCCGATGGACTCAACCGTGCTTCTCCTTGAGATAACTTGGATGGTGTATGTTGACGAGTCAATCGTTACTCGATAGTTGTTGATTGCGTCCAAGGCCACAGTCAGGGAGTTGATTTTGCTCCAACCAGTCTGATGACCAGAAGCTCGCACCCTCAACTGGATTCCAGGATGCTGTAGAACTTCTCCATCGATCTGTGACCTCCCATCTGGAGTTCCAGTTGTATCAAACAACGTAACACAAGAATCAGGAGAGTCCAACTCGTATCCTACCGAGATCGGCCAATCTACGTAATTCCGCGGAAGACTGCCTTGTCCAAGAGCAATCAGAGCATGTCTTACGATGTCTGCTGGAGAGTGTGTCAGTTCAGCCATGATTGTTCTTTATGTTTGGATTAGCTGGATCAACGCAGTTTTGAAATCTGCTGCAAACCTGAATCTCTTTGTACCAGCTTCCTTACCAGAAAACCGTGGAGATCCAAGAGAACTTACTGCCTGAATTTCATACAAACTGGATCCAATTGACACTCTAGACCTATTGACTTCTTCTGTCAACTTGGTCTTGAACTGCTGAATTCTTGTCCACCCGTCTGGATAGTCATCAGATCGTACTTGGACTTGAACTCCGTAATGTTGTTGTACACCTCCTTCAACAGACTCACGACCTTCTGGGAATCCCTTGGTGTCAAAGGTACAAGAACAATTGTCAGGCTCGTCCGGCATGTAGTTCACAGAAACCGGAGAAGCAGAAGAATCGCTAGGCAAAGTCCCGTACACCGAAGAAACGATCCAGTGACGAATGATATCTGCTGGGGAATGATCCAGCCGATAAATTACTTCTACTCGAGCAGCATACCCCGAAAGGTGTGCAGAACCAACGGTCAGATGACAAGACGCTAGGTAAGTGGCATCGGAAGTCTGAAGAGCATAGGCCACCAAACTCGTAGCCGGAGCCGACAGGTTACCGCTTGCAGTTTGCACCGGTGGCTGGAAAGTAGCTGAGACGCTGCCGGTGGCCCTAGGCGCAATCAGAACCGCCAAACCCGTATAAACTGGCGGGGTGCTATTTGTTGCCCCTTGTAGTGTCGTTTTTGGGGCAACAATAAACGCCTCGGCAGTGTACACCGGAACAGCATGGGAACCGATGGCTGAAAGTACCGCTTCTGGAACTGTCAAACTGCTTTCCGCTGTAAAGCTCCCTGAAGAGAAAGTGGCATTACCAGAAATACCTGTTCCCCCGACCGTTAAGGAACTAGAAGCCAGATAAACAGGCTTCGTGAATACTGCTGTTCCTTGAACAGTGATTACTCCAGTTGACAGTGATCCGGTCGCAGAGTAGATAGGACTGGTGAACGTGGCTGAGGCTTGAAGAGTTACTGCTTCGCATTGGAGTGTTCCGGTCGCTGTATAGACTGGTCGTACAAACGAACAAGAGCCAGTCAGCGCAGTTACCCCGGCCGTAAGCACTCCCGTTCCTGT